CTTCATCTGTCATAAGCTCTTCACAATGATTGCAAACCCATGAGTTTTCATCTTCATTGTGATCTTCACCATTAGCAACCCAAAGCTTAGAAGCATCAAGAGTTGCAGAACCATTTTGCTCACGATGAGCTATAGTAAAGTCATAAGGGTTATCTTTATTCTGATGAGTATATGTTACTGGAGCAGAAGCAAAAGAAGCTTTAATAAAAGTGGCAATGTCAGAGTTTTTAAGTTCCATATCAGAACGAGATACTTTGTTGTACATCTTGGTTTGTTCACTGTCAGAATAATAAGCCTGATAGTTACCAAGCATGGCCATAGCTAAAGTTAGTGGAACACCTTTATCATCATGTTTATCTTGATTGTCCATGTCCTTTACTTTAACAGGAAGTAAAAGTTCAGAATCTAAAGTCCAATTATAACCATTAAGGGAAGAATAATCTTGCCATGCAGATGGATTCCAAAAACGTTCTGGTTTGCCATAGCTTTGATAAAAGCGAGCACCATCAGTCTCTGACATATTGGCATCATTATATGTTTCTACGCCAGAGCATCGTTCAATGAAGCGACTAATCTTTTCGTTAAAAGGAAGAGCTGACCAATCATCTTTAAGGTATAAACATATCCAACCTACACCATTGCCTCGGTAACCTTTGCAGTTAATGTTTGGAAGATTGACATGATAGAGTTGGTTTTCAGGAGAAGTAATTGGAAGTGGAGAATAGAACATTCTTGCGCCAAGAAGGTTGCCATCCTTAAAATCACCAATTACAATCCGATAAGGTTGAGCAACGTAATATGCTTTAGCATTAGAGTCACCTTCATGAGAACCCCAGTTAATATGGTACATGCCGGGCTTATGCTGGGTAACAACCTGAGTATGAGGGCCTGCAGTTCTAATTGCTAGAACGCCAGTCCCATCAAGAGGCATGAGGCCTGTATCGAAAGAAGCATACTGTGAAAAGTTTTTATAAAAAGATACAATATCTTTATCTGTGACATGGTCAAGGTTAAAAGATTTAACAGTTGAACGAACAGTGAAAGCACCTTCTTCCGTAGCGACTAATGAGTAGTTAAAGGTATCAGACATCTAAGTCTCCTAATATATTATCTAATTCTAAATCTAAGTTTACAGAAAAATCTCCAAAGGTTAAAGCAAACCAATTGGGATCTTTTTCAGCAAGTTCAATAATCTTAAGCTTGGGAAGAAGGTCATTACGAGCTTCAATAAGATCAGCAACACGGTCTAAAGCTTTGCCAACTTTTTTCAGATCTTCACGATTCTCACTGATATTAAGAATGAACTTAATAACAGGCATATCCTCTAAGGTAAAATGATCTACAATTTTATCAATTCGATCATTGAGTATGCTAAGGTGGTTTTCTATTTCTTTCTTGACGTGCTTTGAGGAGTCAAGATTAAAATAAAAAGAATTCAAAGATTTGGAAGAAGATGGTATCTTCTCAGGATATATGTCCATAAGTTACCTTTTATTAGTATGGATTCATAACAGAAATTAATTCTTCAGTGTTAGAATATTTTTTTATAAGTAAGTCTAATTGTGTAGACCAAGTTTTAGTATCAAGGTCTTGTTGTGCAGCTATATTTAAGATGTATTTAAAATATGTTTTTCTCTGTTTTGGAGTTAATCCACCCCAAAGACCATAGGGTTCTTGATTAACCAAAGAAGTGTAAAGGCAATAAAATTGAACTGGGCAACCTTGACAGTATCTCTTAGAAAGTGAACGCAGTATAGATTCTTTAGTATGAAAAAAATCTTCAATCTCAGAAGTAGAAAGGCACGAAGCATTATCTTTCCAAGATGCTATAGAAGCATTTACATACTGTTGATGATGAATATATTCTTGAGTAACTTTTATTAAAGTCACAACTTATATCCATGACCATTAGATTTTCTAATGTTAGCAAATATACTATTGATATATGTATCAGAAGAAAGGTAATCTTTTGCTGAACCAGTGTGCTGCTCAATAAGAGCAGAACTTGGTTCACGATTACATAGAGAGCAAACTTTTTTATAAAGTTCAATACTGTCAATAATGACAAAGTTTAAGATCTTACGCATTGAATGAAAGTATGTAGATACAAATCTTTCATCCATTTCAATCTTAAATATCTCAGAAATTTTCTTAAAAATATCTTCATCAGTTTGTTCTGTTATTGCGTTAACAAAATCAATAATTAACATTCTGCGAAAAATAGATTCCTCAAGAATGTCACAATAAAGATTGTATTGAAAGTTTCCGTCAGTAAGAGAATTTAAAGTATTAAAAGTTGTGCGGGCATAAGCGTTTGTTTGAAATATAAAAGTATTGGCACTTTCATAAAGAGTTAATGCTAGCTTAGACCGCATTAACATAGAGCCAATCTTCTCTTCATCTATATCTGCACTTTCAATTATAGAACGAAAGTCGTCCAAAGAAGAAGCAGTAGTAGAAGTATTAGGAAGTTTAATGGATGGTGGAATAGATGATGTCTCTGAAAAAAGGTCGTCATCATTATCAGATAGATGGTTAAAGGACATAGTTCTCCAATGTTATTTTGTCAGATTTTGATCTGAATATTTTTAGTACCGAGTACAGGAATTGAACCTGTTCAGGAAACTTATAAGATTTCTTCCGTCATACCGTTCGGACCACTCGGCTTGTAGTTGGGATTTACTACAAGCCACGTATTCGAAAATCTAAAATCATAACATCCTTATTAATCATATAACTATTATAGCAGAATAATTGATAGTGGGCAATGGGGTCGATATGGGGACCACTAGGATCATTGCTTTTTCCGTCAGCAATTCAGTTGGCTTATTTCTGTGTTTTACCACGTAGTAAGATTGAATTTTCTAGCCACTATCAAACTTATTGGCAACACTGTCGCTGTTACGTCCCAGTAAGCGCCGGTGTTACCAAATTAATTAACTAGCAGTCACAACGGGGGATATGGGCCCACCTTAGGTGTTGTGATTACGTATCCACTACAAGGCTACTAGTTAAATCTTAGTGGATTCTAAATCCACCACAGTTCTCAAGAAAGAGTTGAAATTCTTTCATAAGATCCAAATCCATACAGTACCATGAGAGAGATGTTTTAACCTTTAAGGTACCGCTACAAGAATTACACTCTTGAGTTTTAACAGTGCCATCATCTTGAGGCCAGTCTCGAGTTCCTTTAGAATCGCAATATTTGCAATCTTCTAAAGGTATAGCTTCAATAGCTGCACGATAATCTGAAATATATTTTTCTATGATTCCTTTTTCTAAATCTTTTTTTAAAAGCTTAGAAAGGGCTGATGAATCTTTAGCGTTTAATCCAGAACCAGAATTATCATGGGGAGATTCACACCTGCCACAAATAGCAGGATGAAGTTCTTCTAAGCAATTCCATAAAGGGTGCCAGTACCAAACATTAGAGCGAAAGTATTCGCCTTGTTGATTCTTTGGCTTTATGCCATAAACATCCATTCCCATAATTAATCCTTAAATAAATTTACTTAATGGTAAAGTATAACGTTCGTGAATAGAACAATAGTTTGTAAAGTTATATATAGAAAGAAGAGTCTTACAGTTAGTGTGGTGACACTGTCTTTTGGTATCTGAATGGTTGACCTTGGAAGGTCGATCTATTCTAGCTGTAACGTTTATCTTGTTGCTCATAATGTGTAAGCATCTCCGTTTTGCTGTATTTTAGAATCTTCATAAGGAGCTACTATACGACGATAGAGCTCAAGCTTTGCACATTCTAATGCTCCAATGGCAGCATTAATGTTAGCATAATTCTTACCATGGGAGTTAATGTAATGATCGACTAGCTTGGTGATACAATAGTTAAGATCACCAGCAGTATGAATCACTGTTGATTTAAATGTCAACCGTTGGTCAAAGAACTCACGGTCTTCTTGTTTAATGTAAGGCATTTTATTGGTCCTGTTCTGGGTAATACCAATTTTTTGTAGGAGAATAAGCAATTCGAGAAGCAACATAAAAGATTAATAGTGCAAAAAATTGCATGAATAAAGATTCAGTTAACCCTATATAGAGTAACCAAATATACATAAAAATAGTTTTTAGCATAGTGGGCTCTGTGGGACTTGAACCCACGACCAACGGATTATGAGTCCGGCGCTCTAACCAACTGAGCTAAGAGCCCGAAGAACAGTTGTGACCACCTGTGTCTGGGGTCAAGTGGATTGGTATATTCACTTTGTGGACAGGACAATCGTAAACGAGTGTTAACCTGTAGCAATGGGGACTGTTAGCTCCCAAGTAATTAGTGATTGCACATCACTGCATAGCATTAATCACCTGAGACTGGAACTCTCAAGGTAAATGTACCAAATACAATCCGATACTGAGGAGTCTCTGTATTTTGTATTTCCTCTGAAGGAGATTCAATAGGACGTTCTTCTATTTGTACTGGAGACATATTATAGTTTTCCTTCTTTAGGAATGTAAATTTTAATTTTAGCTGATGTAAACATAACTGAAGGCTGATCATACTTTTCGTATTCATAACCTATATCAAGGCGTTCATCTATTTCATCTTGAAGCAATTCAACTGCTTCGGCATCGTCTTGAAATTCACCAGGAATGTCTGCATAAATTTCAACAGTAAGTTTAACTTTCATTAATCCTCAAGGGTTGCAATATAGTTTTTGATAGCAAGATCAATAACTGGTTGATATTGTGACCAAATATCATCGTCTGCTGTAGAAACGCCATAAGGTATTTGGCCATCATTATAAAGTTGATTATAAGCTTGAGTTAAAAAAACTAATTGAACGTCTTCTTCAAGATTATCAAAGTCTAAAATAGTTGACATATTTATACCTCATGAGTAGGAGTAGCGTTTTCTGTTAATAATAAATATAAACGAATATCTAAAAGTAAGTCGGTCATCTCAGCTGATGAAACAAGCTGCTGACCTGAAATGTCTCCAATGGCTTTGTCAACCATTTGGATAGCATTAGTTTTTGGATTAATAGTCATTGCGTTTGCCCTCCACGTTTTTTATATATAGTAACTGCTTTTTCTAAGGTGGTGCAGTAATCACCATTCGATGCTTCAAAACCTTGAGGCCTTGCTATTACGCTCCATACTACATATGGATGAAGTTCATTTTCTCCACAACAGATAGTTATCCAATGAGCATAACTATCGCCAGGAATCCTATTTGCTATTTTAGTAGAAGCAATAACGATACGGTTAGTGCTCCCTACAATGTCTCCAATGTGAAGTTCATTGTTTAAGTTTAGTTCATTTGTCATAGTACGCCCTCCGGGTCTCGAACCCGGGACCAATAGATTAAAAGTCTACTGCTCTACCAACTGAGCTAAAGGCGCGTAGTGCTACCTATTAGCCTGCCACCAACGATCGTCTAGATCTTGGTCAGGTGAATCTGATTTTTGAGAATGCTTGCGAGCAGACTCAACCATTTCCTTAATTTCTTTATCTTCTTCACGAATAGCAATAAAAGTAAAGATGCCCCATAAAGTACCCAGTGCAATGATTACATAAGTTAACATTAGAAGTATCTTTTCTTTATAAAGTCAAAAATATAGACAACAAAAAAAGCAATCAATATATTATAAATAATCATTCTAAATCCTCCTGAGTTAAAGATCAGTATTTTCCAAAATCCAAATAGAAAAACCAATAATAGAATAAAATATCACTAAAGTTATTAATACTTTAATCATTAAGGATAGATATCATCGATAGTAGTAGGTTCAACTATATCTAGTGTTTGTAGAACTTTTTTAAGCTTTTTAGTTTTTTTAATTTTATAACCAGCTGCATTAAGATCTTGAATAATCTTTTCTGGAATACCATGCCAGATTACAATACCAGAAGCAGTTAAAGAATGAGCAATAATATCAAGCTTATGCTTTTTGTGAAGTTTAAATATCATTAATTAATCCTTATGTGTGTAAGCATCGTAAACTATTCTTAGAATAAAGAATGTAAACAATGTGTTGAATAAGAGTACAGTTTTGTACACTAAGAATTATACAGGACGAACGTTGTTTGCTTCAGGACCTTTACGGCCTTCACCAATCTCGAACTCGACACTCTGACCTGTGACAAGTCCACGTCGGCCAGATCCTTCTATATTAGAAGAATGAACAAAGATGTCTCCATCTGTTTCTGTAGAAATAAAGCCAAAGCCTTTTTCTTCATTAAAAAATTTTACAATACCTGTAGGCATTAGTACTCGTTTCTATTATATTATTTGTTTGTTTATTTGTTTAATTATTATTTAAAAAATTAACTAAAATAACATTATCGTTATCTGTCGTTTGATCGTTTTTATAATAAAGAATTTTAGATTTAGCTACTTGAAAAGATAGCGAACCGTGGTCGAAGGTATCACGATAAAAATAAAGAATTTCATTTTCAGACATTTGGATATCTAAACGATATCCATCTTCTGCTAAAAAATATTTTAAAGCAGATTGTATAGAATCAAAATGATCGTGAATTACACCTTCGTTTGAACGAGTGTAGTATATAGGATTAGACATTACAGGTATGTCCATTGATCAATTCCAGGAATAAGACCTAATGTAGATCCATTTTCCCAGTTTACAAAAACAGTACCATTGTCATCAACATAGTTAATAACACCTTGGGTACCAGGAGTTAAAGCAGTAAATTCATCAGTACAACTAATTAATTGAACTTTTTTTCCAATAAGAGTTTTACCGAATTGGGCATATATGTGATCGTTTTTCATTTGTTTGTTTTCTTATATAAATAAATTGTAACAATAAGATTAGCGATTCCTATTGACCAACCAATTAAGTATTTTATCATTGTATTAATCCTTGTGAGTTGATTAAGTTGTGCTACCAACCGCAGCGTGAAAATATAATTGCACTTGATACTACGTATATAAGTAAAAGAATTTCATACCTATAACGAGAGTAAGCTCTAGCAGCACGTATGCCTTTACGATATAGTCTATCTTGTTTTCTAGCTAATTCATTATCGTCTGTGCGAAATGGATAAGTAAAAAAATGATGATCTTCTATTGTTTGATTATGCTTCATTCCGTAATCAATGCCGTCAGTATACGGTCTGACTTTTGGAATTAAAGTATTAATTAGTTTTTTCATAGAAAGTAATTAGTTAACTAATGACGAGATAACAAAACCAATTACCAATGCTAGTGCGCCAAGTGCTAACATAGTTATGCCGACTTGTCTCATAGCAGAAGGAGTTGGCTTTGAGTCAGAAGATGGATGTTGATTCATTTTTTCCTTTATTATAGTGTATTGCATATTGTATCACAGAGTACCCGAAACCGGACTTGAACCGGTAAGATCTTGCGATCCGGGGGGTTTAAGCCCCCTGCGTCTGCCATTCCGCCACTCGGGTGAGGTTTAATCTAGATTTTCAATACTAGATTGATAGTCTTGATAGCTCATCCCAGAAGTAGTTAATATATTATAAACAGAATTGTAATGAGATTGTAAGTCTACAATTTGATCTTGAGACAATTTACAATCTGGAATAGAAACATATCCTGGATAGGTAGTATCTTCTGCACTCATTATAGACTGCACCCAATTGATAAGATATTGGGTAGATTTAATTGTTGTTAAGTCTTCAGAAGAAGACGTGATCATAATAGACATTGACATAATAGGGCTTTCAGTTATTGGATTTAATTATTTTATCCTTCAAACATTCAATACATAAGTATTGGTTATACTTAATAGATTTGTTTACGTTTTTAGAAACTAAACCACAGTCAGCACAAGTATGATTGATATCTCTGTGTTGATACAAATTTTGTATGGGTTTAGTATCTTTCTTCATCTATATTTTTAATATACAGATTTCATTAATAAAGATACTTGTTGAAGAGTTTCATAACTAACGGAATTGTAGATTCCTTCAGAAACACAGGGACCAAGAAGTAGACAAGGACCATATAAGGTCTTAGTGTAATTTTTAGAGTTTGTTCTATATATAGAAGTGGCAAAAAAATTAATTAAATAATCAATATTTAAATAAGAATTACATAGAGCTATGTTAAAGTTTTTATTGACTTCTATAAAAGATACATTATTAGAACTAAATACATAAGAAATTATTGAAGCGTAATCATCTGTTAAAACAGAAGGGTATTCTTTAGGAGGAACACTGATTGCTTTAATGGATTTAGATGGATTAGGTAATCCATTAATGGTATTGCTTAAGATAGAATTTCTATCCATATTACTTTTTCTTACATTTAGAAAGTTTAAGATTACACTTGGTAGAAAACTGAACAGTTTTAGTAGACTTAATAATAGGCTTATTCTTGGGATAAATGTTTATTCTAGTGCTATAAGCTGTTTTAGTACCATAAATGGTGAGACCATAAAATTGACAATAGTCAATTGCTGAAGCAGGAACTAAAAGCTTATAGGAGTGAAAAGAATATACATCTTGTTTTGGAATAGTATAAGTATTTAAGTTATTACAGAACAATTCATAATGAGTTATAAATTGTTTATTTTGATAAGGGTCACGATATTTAACCCAAACAAAGTTCTTGTATAAACCATTTAAATCAAGAAGAATAGGTTTTGGAATACGAGGTAAAGTTAAAGGAGGAGGAACAACAGTAGTAGTAGTAGTAGTAGTAGTAGTTGATGTAGTGACTGGGATAGGAAGAGTAGTTGTAGTAGAGGTGGTAGATGTAGTAGTAACTACAGGCAAAGTGGTGGTAGTAGTAGCAGGTAAGGTGGTTGTGGTAGTTGTTGAAACAACTGGAAGAGTGGTGGTAGTGCTAGGAATTGTAGTAGTAGACACTGGAGTATCTGTAAACATTGATGTAAAATCTAGTCTAGGTACAGATAGATTTGTATAAGCATCTTTAGAAGTTTTGGAGGCAGATTTAAAGTCTGAAACAACTTTATCTACTGATTGAATGCCGAATTTAGAACGATAGACTGCAAATGCTCCAGCTACATGAGGAGTAGCCATAGAGGTACCTGAAGCAGATTGATATGCAGTCCCACTAGAAGAAGATGTAATTCTAAATCCAGGAGCAGATAAAGTAGTATATTTATTTACATTTGAAAAATCTGTGATTGAAGATGTATTAGTATAAACAGCAGCAACAGAAACAGAATGAGATATACAAGCAGGAGCACTCATGCCATAAGCATAGTTATTTCCTGAGGCTATAACTGTAGCTATATTAAGATCTTTAAGAGACTTAATAGCAGAAGTCATTTCAGGTATATAAGCATCACAAGATGTTGTAAAATTAGTAGCTCCACCAAGAGACATATTAATTGAAGTTATATTGTACTGTGAGGAAATTGAGTTAAGCCAATTTAAAGCTTTAATAATATCATTATCGTATGCAGCTCCAGATGAGTCAAAAACATTGATAGCAATAATTTTTGCTTGAGGAGCTACTCCATGAAAGCCAGAATTGCTACCAGCTACAATGCCTGCAACATGGGTACCATGCCAGTGAACTGGCTTAGCTGCACCAGCTCCAATCATAGAAGTAGTTCCATTGGGGCATTTAGCAGCAAAGCAAGCTTCTAGGGCTACACGTCCTTCAAGAAAAGGATGAGAAGAATTGACACCAGTATCAATTACGGCGACATAAGAGTCTTGACCTTTATAGTTAAGATCATAAGGGATGTTAGCTCCAATAAACGGAATAGATTCAGTTAAACTAAAAGTAAACTTAACTGGACCTTTTGCGCGTGCAACGTCATATGTCGTAGCAGTTGCGTCGTTTATTCTGTATGAACAGATGGAAAAGAGTAATGTGGCACTCAAAAAGAGTGATTTAAATTTAAAAATATTCATTAATATCTTTTCTTGTAGTCTATTTTGTTTTGAAGCCATTTAGGCTTAGGGTTATTCTCGTAATAACGAGAGATGATTTGACTTGCCATACCCTTAGTCATGTCTGACGTAATGGGTATTCCAATTCTTTTTAAAAGTTTTTGTTGAGAATCTGTGGGAGAATCAACTCTCCAAGCAGCGGATGAATCAAGTAGTGCAACAGATGCTGCACGATTGTTTTGAATCCATTTGTCTGAACGAGCAAATGCTTCTCTAATGTCTGAGACAGTACCTAGAAGGGTAGTTGTTTTAGCATGGTTGTCATGTATAGTTACATTCCAACGACCAAGAGTATCGCATTTAATGCGCATGTACTCTGTATTGTTTAAGCCAAGATGGTAATCGTCTTCGCCAATTTCAGCCCAAACAAGTTTGGAATACTCTTGCACAATAGGGTTAGGGGGAGGAGGCATAAACAAGTTAATGCGAGTATAAGCTATTTCGATGTCATCAGGATTGAGAACACGAACAGCTTCACCTGGACAGTAAGCTTCAAGTTCTTCAAACTTTTCAGCGACGTCTGTTAGACTCTGTCCTTGTAAATCGAATTCTGGTGGAAGACCCAACAGAGTAGGAAGGCCAATAGGCTTCTTTCCTATCGTGGTGTCTGCAATATCTATAATTATACAATGCTTTTTACTTTCATGTAGGCGAGTTCCTCGTCCAACTATTTGAGTATAAAGTAAAGTTGATCGGGTAGGTTTTGCTAGAATAATGGTTTGAAGAGATGGCTCATCAAAGCCTTCAGTCAAAACGCCAACATTTACAATAACGGAAATCTGGCCAGTTGCAAACTGAGCAAGGATGCTTTCTCGTTCTTCTCGTGGAGTTGTTCCCACGATTACGGCGGTTGTTACCGACGCTTGTTTAAAGGATAAGGCCAAGTTTTCGGCGTGTCTGACGCCGGATGCGAATACAATGGCTTTCGTATCCATTGCCAAATTGCGATAAGTGGCAACGACAAAAGCGTTACGCTCAGGAGTATCCACTTTTTGTTCAAGCTGATCTTGGGCATATTCACCATTCCTTATTTCTACATCAGAGATGTCTACGTTTGTTTTAACTCTATAGCCGACGAGAGGACAAAGCCATCCGTCTTTAATTAGATCTTGTATGGATTTATAGTATACTATTTCTTCAAATACGTCAATTAACCTAGTTGAATCTGACCTCTGTGGCGTTGCAGTAACGCCCAAGAGGAAATCAGGAGAGAAATAATCAATAATTCTTCTATAAGTAGGAGCAGCAGCATGATGGGCCTCATCTATAACTATAGTTTTAAAGTAATCTTTAGGATAAGCTTCAATACGAGGAGTATTGTTTCTACCTAAAGTAGCAACACTGGCAACGACTACGTCGACATGGCCAGCTTTGCGTTCTGCTTGTTCAATTTCTACAACAAGATTAGGATTAGAAGCCATAATCTTATTGCGAGCTTGTTCAAGTAATTCAGCTCTATGAGCTAAGACTAACATTGGCAAAGAATCTTTGCGCAATATGGGGAGGTGTGAAAATAAAATAGTTTTACCTGCACCCGTGGGTAAAACAACAAGTTGCCTATTAATGCCATTAGCTTCATTAGCTATAATAGCATCGAGTGCTTCTTGTTGATATGGGCGAAGGGAGATCATATTTTAGTTCCTTTTTAAAAATTAAAATCCAAACAGATCTATGTCACCATAGAATTGTTCGACAATCATTTTACTTTCAACCCTACGAATATAGTCAACTTCAATTATTTTACCACAGATAACAGTATCATCGTGAATGATACAAGTTTTATCTGAGTTAATTTTAGGTTGAGTAATGGGTGGTTTTTTTTCGATTAATGCTAACATAAGAATTATCCAAACTTGATAGCTATTGAATTCTTGTCATCAATGTTTTGTTCGTTCAAGATTTCATAATGAAATCCATTGACATTGAAGTAACGAAGTACTTCTTCATAAGTGAATGGACCAGAATTGTTTGAATGTGAAAACACAAAAAATAATTCTACCATATCACCTAGTGGAGAATCTCCGCTAGTGATACTATGAGTTACCTTGTTGATGAAAGATTCTTGCATAAGCCAGTTAATAGTATTATCTGAGTTATAAGTGTATGGGGTTGTATAGATTAAGCAATGGTCAGGAGTTACAAATGTAACAACCATTGCATCTTTTTTAGTATCGTCAGCAGAAGTTACTGTTACGTCGGTTGCGATGATAAATAATTCTGAAGATATAGACATTGGGAAATAAAGCATTTCAGCCAAAGCAATATAAAGATCATCCTTATTTTCTGTGTCACGACAGGTAACTACGCCAACGATATTTTGATGACAACTAAATACAGACATAGTTGGGTGAAATGAATCACGACCAAATTTGTCTACATGTTGTTCAAAGAATTTTTGAAACTTTAAATATTCTGAGTAGGGATTCTTGCAGATGTAAGATACATCTGAATCAAACTTCTCAGCAGATTCAAAGTAAAGATTATTAGAGTCTTCGTGAGACATGAGGTTTCCTTGTTAAAATAAAAAAGGGTGTCCGCAAGTAGAATAATCTACTCACGAACACCCTTAAATTAGTGGGATATGGCAATGTTAAAACATTGCGTTAGCTCTACGCTTAGGTGGTTCTGTATTGACATTGGTAAATACAATTGGTGAAGATTGAGAATGAAACTTCTGATACTCAAGAGCATCGAAGAAAGAGTGCATTACAGAATCTTGATCAGGAAATGACCAAGATGTAACTGTATGTTCTTTCATTTTTATCTTACCATCTGTATAGTTCATTACAACTCGGTTACCGATACCATAGTGCTGAAGTGCGCGTTCTAAGTGTGGATACACTATGCGATTCATTACAATTTGATCAGTAACCTTACCATTGCTGGTAGGAATATTAATAGAAGCAGAATACAATGACAATATAAAGTCATGTTGATCCTGCGGACGTTCGAATGATTCTACGTGTTCTGATATTGCAGTATACAAGTATTCCCATTCGGTACGTTTAATTCCAGTTGATGCTTGAACGGTGTCGGCAGCATTTGCATTGAAAATGTCCATACGGAATTGACGCAAAAGTGGAAGTGCATGAAAGTACAGGCGCTGTCCAAGCTTATGAACAATATCCGAAGGACGGACATTCTCTTGTGCATGCTTGCTAATACGGTGGGTATAAGCACGATAATACTCAGTACAAAG